TTCAGGTTGTTCAGAACAATCGAATTTACTATAATCTCCAGCTCCAATATTTTTAAAATCTTTATCACCGAAGAATAGTAATTTTCTGGCAAGTAAATGCCAATCCTCACTATAGGGATTAACTCCTATTGCGGAACCCACGTCTATATTCATGTGGAAAAATTCATCCTGGAACATACCAAAGTATTTCCTAAATAATATTAGTAAAATGAAAGGACATCCCGAAAACATTCGAGTTTTGCCCTCTCTAACCTTTTCAACAGGTCTAGTTTCATCTTTAAGTGCATCACTATAAATGAAAACTGGACGAGTTCCATTTTTAAGTAAACTTTCAGCTTCCTCAACTAGGTCACAGATCTTCGTAAGATATTCATCAGCTTTTACAGAATCACCCTCGGCTAGTGCTTTAAAATAAATCTCTTTGATATTTTCATTAGAAGACGTATTCATCGGCCAACCTGGGCTAGTATCAGCTTTAATTTTCTTAACGTGTTCACCAAAGCTTTCAATAGCAGTCACAGTATCCAAAGTAATTCTTTCCTCCAAAGCTAAAGTCGAGTTACGACTTATCAGATCATAATAATCGACTGTAGCTGCAGAAAGAGCCCTTGTATTGATAGGAGCTAAAGCTCTACCATAATTTGATAAAGCCACCTCCTTTGGATCAATAGTAACACCATCATGTTGGAATGGACCTAATCTCGCTGGATATGTAGTTACTTTATTATAGGGAGCAGGTAATTTTCCAAATAACTCTGATTTCTTAATTTCAGATCTCATGCAGTTGGCAACTGAATGAGCGTTATCGAATTTTCCATGTAATACCTTACTATCATCATCAGGAGAAACTAGTTTTAAATCTCTTCTTAAACCTTGAGGTTCAATTTCATCTTTAAAAATCACTGCTTGATTAGTAGGTTCAATAGAAAGTAATCTATCAATATCCTCACGATATACTATATTTGAATAACCTACGGAATTACTACCAGCAATATGGAATCCTAACAAAACCTCAATACCCCTAGAAGGGTTATGGATATTAATTAATGATCCACAATCACCATTTGCAAACTGTCCACGATATTCTAATACATCAGTCAAATAATACTTATCTGGACCATCAAAATCCCAGTCTTTCTTGACCTGAATTTTATCAGTAATAAGTTTAGCTTCAGTAGCATGTGTACGGAAAATTACGCTATCGTAGTTTTTACCGGTTTGATGAAAACCACTAATTGACACAGGAATCTTATTTCTTCGCTGCCAACTAACATCTTTTTCGCTTACAAAGAATTTTAAACAGCCTCTGCTAGCTGGTTCATTACCACAATTAAAGATAGCATAATCATTATTTAAACTCTTATCATCGATAACTGCGCTATCCAAGAAATCTTGCACATAAACGGCGAATTTCCTATTATTGGAAGGTGTGTTAAATCTGATGTAGATTTTATCACGATTTTTACCAACTAATCTGTCTTCTAGTACATATATACTATGAGCAAAAGTAAGCATGGATCTACCTTGTACATTAATGGCATGACCTAAAGAATGTTTTGTAGGTGGATTATTATTTTCATCAATTAGCCACATAATAAAGAAGTGTTTGTCCATAACATTTCGTAGAACGTCATTCAAAGCACTCCTTGTACCAAAGTCAAAGCTAATATCATTAGTTTTCCATAAAGCATCATAATCTTTTATACCATGAGGATTAATGTCACTGGTACTAGTACCAGTTGTTGTGACATTCATCCTACGTAATTGATTTCTTGAAGAATTATTATCACCTTTTCGATTACCCCTGTTAGGTCCTCTCATCATATAGCGATCAGTATCGCCTGATTGTGGAGATACGAAATAACTAAAGCTTTTGGCTATATAGTATATTCCTATACCTAATACAGTTAAACCACCAGCTATATAAGTTATATTATCCATAACATAACCTACACAGTGTTTTAAGTTTTTCACAAACTTATGTGTGTAACTAGTATCTAATTCAAAATAAGCGTAATCTTCAGAGTCTATAACACTGATATCTAGATCCTTCCTCTCGAGCATAATTTCGTGGAAGAAAGGAACTAATCTAGAGTTACAAATTCCTACACAAGGCAACATTTCTGCTTCATCAAGCTCTACTAGAATTTCTAAGAACGTTTCTAGATCCTCATTTGTTAAACTCTTAATGAATCTAAAAACGATACTATGATCATTCCAACAATAGATACTTCGATCAACTTGTAAAATAGCAGTATTCCAAGCTTCATAAACAAATTTAACCTTGTCATGAGACATAGCTTCCAGCATAGTTTCCACTTGATTAATTTGTTCAGGAACATCACTTTTCTTATAATTACCCGGAGTATTAAAACCCGATTGGGGAACTATAGGTGTTCTCAAAGTAGTTCTTAAAGCATGCAGTGATCTGGTATCCTTAGAGAGTCGTTGTCTGACTTTCTCATCAAGACGCTGCTGAACCATAAGAGCGGTAGCTCTATTCACTTCGTAATACGTTTGTTGACGATAATAACGTCTAACAATAGCTTCAACTAAATCAATATAAGACATTTCAACAATTGGTCCATCACCGTTACCGTTAACTTCACTAACTTTAAAGGTCCAAATGGATGGATCTATAATAGTCGCTCCTGGAATAGGATTTCCATCATAATCGGTCATAACATCCAATTTACCGTAATCAATTTTTCCATTAGTCTTGTAAATATCATTAATACCTACTTCGACTTTAAAATGAAGTCTTCTCGATAAAGCTTCTTTTGAATGTATAGAATTAGCTAAATTCATGTTATTCACATTAGAAGAT